TTTTTGCAACATGATTTATACCTAGCTTGTTTGCATAAGTTTCATATGTAGTTTGACTACCTTTTGATATTTTTTGAGTAGGTGCTTGAAATACCATGCGGATATCAATTCCAGGATTAGATGCTAATACATGTTTCATTTTTAAACGATCAGCGCTAGTCCATCGTCCTTTTGTTTCTATAAACATGAAACTACCATTTTTCTTAACGAATACAAAATCAGGTGTATATTTTGCTTTGCGTTCGGGTACTATATAATTTAATGTTTCTGTCTCGTAATTCAAAGGATATTCAGTACTTTTTATTTGTTCTGAAACTGTTAGTTCTAATCCTGATTTATAACCGTATTTATATGCTTCAGCTCGTTTTCCATTTCCCGCCGAATGCCAATGATTTTTTGCCATAACTTATTTTATTTTTTTTATTGGTCCGAAAGCTTTCGTATTGTATATATCCATTACCATTTTATGAATTCGGTCGTAGTCCATTTCACCATTCATTGGTGTTGTGTCATACGTTCCTGATAAATTAGCTGTTGCTTTCATGATATTAGGAAATACTGCACGTAATTGTTTTTTTAATTTTACTATTTTCGGATCTGTTGAATCTAAATCTAAATAATCACCATACTTACCTGTTATTATGTCATTTAATCCAGTAACTGCTCCTAACTGGTAAAAAACTGGTAAATTTACTAAATATTGAAACGTTGTGCCAGATTCGCCGTTACGAGATAGCCAGTAATTATATGCTGGTAAGTATTTTCTCCTAAGATCTTTGACATCGCCTCTAATCATTCGTAATAGTGCATCTATATACGGAGCATTATCCGGAGTGATGTATTTTGCCATTACTTTGTAAATAGTTTCCTCATCCCAATTGGCGCGAATCGATAGTTTCGATATGGTTTCATAAAAAATTATTGCATTTCTAATTAATTGTTTTTGGTATTTAAGTCGTTTTGCTTGTTTAATTTTATCTGCCTTATTAGAACCACCACCGGTGCTAGATTGTTTTAATTCAACTCCATTTACTAAAATCTTGCCGTTTTTACTAGTCCAATCAACATGTTTTTTTAAATTACTAACCCAAACTTTACCGTTTTGATAAAATGTATATGTAACACCATTTACCGTTATGCGTTGTCCACCATCTGATGTACTTGTCGGCTTAAATGGCTTAAGCAGAGACATATCTAATTTTTTAGTAATTACTGGCGGAGTTACTACAACATTATCATTTCCATTAGTTGGTTTACGAACCCGTACGGTTGGATCTAAAGCAGTTTCATCTTTTAATTTATCAAACTTAAGTTTGCGGTTTTGTTCAAATAGTTTTTTCATAATTTAAAATCTCATTATTTAGTTGTAATAACCGCAGTTACAAATTGTTGATCAACTAAGTCTGCAGAAGTATTTAATAATGTAACTTCTTCCCCATCCGGCATCATTTCAGATAATATAAATTTACATAGTTTAACAATTGCTCGAGTAGCATCTCCATAATTACCGCGATTTGCTGTAGTTGTTAATGCTTTTTCTAATTTTGCTAAATCTGCAATAGCTTTTTTAGAATTAGCATTAATACCTGGATCTGGGTCATCTATAGGCCAATTTGGTACATCCATATTTTTACAAAAATCAATCATAGCAACTTGAACTTTATAAAATTCTGCATTGCCTTTCGTTACATTGTATTTAAATCCTTCCGCAGGTACTATTATGTTAGCTAATTGTACTTCTTGTTTAGTTTCTTCTTTAAATATAGCATCAATTCTAGTTTTTAAATCGGTAGTATCTGTAAATGTATAAATAGTTTCTTCTAATTGTTGTGCACGTTTAAGTGTAGCCTCATCCCAATTTCCAGTAACAGTTAAATTTTGTTCACGCTGAAAAGCTTCAACTAATGCTTTATGATAATCACCATATGTTTGATCACCTTTGTATTTATTTATTATTTTGTCAGCATCATCTCTAGTTAATACTTTATATAAATTTTGAGCTAAATAATTAAATAATACTGGTACTTGTAAAGATTTAGATTTATACGTTAATTCCGTAACCGGATATCCTAAATCTTGAATTTGTTGCACATCGCCGGCACCTGATTTAAATGTTGATTTCCATTGGGTTTCATTTATTTTTTGTAAATCAAAAACTAGTGCACCTTTCGATGTTGTACCAAAATACCCAGTAGTACTAGTAGATATTGTTTTATTAAATAACGATCGTTTTACATAAAATGCATTCATCATATACGATGTAATAACTCGTTTTTCTTTTGGTTTCTTTAAATCTCGTTTACCTAAATTTACATCGCGCGATACGAGCCAAACATATTCAGGTCCATTCATTTTAGAATATGTACCAGCTAATGTATTTAACTTATACATAACATGATCCATAAGTTCTTTATCAGTTATTTCAAAACTTTTAGTATCTTCTAATCTACCGCCGATACGCTGAACTTTAATAATAACGCCATCTGCTGTAGAAAATTTATCCGTCTCTTTATTTAGTTTAGAAGAGATACCTATAAGATCGTGAACTTTTTTCATTCGTGCTTCATCTTCGGGACGCAATGTTTCTAGAGAAACCCGTATTTGGCCTTCATTTAATACTTGACGAATTATTTGTTCTAATAAATCTTTTTTCATTTTATTCCATTTTATATAAATATTGATCACCAATCAACCATTACCATTTTACCATTCCATACCATGATATTATCTGTTCTAAAATCTAAATCTAAATCAAATTCCGGAATATTTAATTTTTCTACATCAGCTTGCAATGCATTTAAAAAATTATCTAACTGCGGATTAATATTATCAGTTACTGACATGAAATCAAATATAGAAACTTCTCCGCCTTCATTACGCGCGTAGTTATTATAATCTAATACAAATTGATCGAACATCATGCGTTGTTTACTAGATAATGAATTTGCATTAGCCATAATATACATATCTTTACCATTAACATAATATACAGGAATAAACGTAGTAAATTCAGTATATCGATTAACAATTTTTTCTGCTACAGCATATTCATCGCGTTCTTTAGTAATTTTAAATGCTTTATCTTCGCCATCAATTTCATATACACGTCCATTATCTCCCGCGCCTATTAATTTGAATTGTTTGTTTTTTATTTTAGTTAAACAACGATCTAGATCTGATTCGTTCATTTCTTGTAATAAATGTTTTAATCGTATCATCATTATCCTTTAAATGAAATATTTTTATCTAAATCAATACGAACTAAAAAATTCATATCAACATCGTTGCGTTTTTTAATTGGCTGAGCTAATTTACCGATTGCTAACAATCTACCAAAGTCATCATACAATCCAATCGTTGTTATATATGGCGCAAAGGTACTGCTACTAACGAAAGGCTGATATGTTTGATCATCATCTTTCGTTAGTGTTAAATTAGTTGACATATTAAAGTCACTTAAATCTAATCTAGTAATTATTCCTAATTCATAAATTGATACTGTACTTTTATAACTAGCAGTATATGGAGAAGCTAAAATATTATCATAACGATAATCAGGTGATGAAATAACAACAAGGCCTTGTTTATTAAAAACGGTACCTACATTTTGTGTTTGTAAAAATGTTCCACCTTCAGCACGGTTATTTAAAGAACTTATATTGCTAGTTGACAGCGCCTTATTAAAGATTCTAACTTCATCTAAATAACCTTGTAGATTTGAGCTTTGGGTAGTAAATCCGCCTATATACAAGTCTTGTGCATTGTCTATTCGTGCTGACGCAGAGAAAGGTGACAATGTATTAATTAATAATGTATTAGTTACAGATGAATGCAATGTACCATTAATATACATTTGTAATGCACTACCGGTTTTTTGACAAACTACGTGAGTCCAAGATGATGAAACTGCATATGATGATGTAATTTCAGCTTTAAATGAAGTACTACCAGCAGCAGAGAATACAATTTGTTTACTACCGCTTAATTCAACTTTAAATGGATATGATGGTTGTAAACTGCTAGATGCTTTTGTTAATATCAATTGATTGCTAGTACCAATATTTGAACTACTTATATAAAATGAAATTGAATAATCATGATCGCGATCATATAAGCCATCCAAGTTACTTGATATAAATCCTGTTGAATTAAATTTTGCAGCATAACCAATTGGCTTTTTTAAACCATTAGACGATGTTACTCCTGGTATATATTCAACACCTGAAGATTTATATTTAATTCTGCTTGTATCAAAATATTCATTGAAGCCTTCATAGAATTTAACACCCGTTACAATTGAAGCAGTATCATAAGCTGTTTCATAAACATTACCATATGTGTCAGCTGATAAATTTATTGAACCTGTAAATGAAAATGATTTTGGTTTTATTCCTTCTCCGATTTTAATTTGCGGAAAAGATAATATCGATGCACTTTGATACAAGTATTTTTTTGTTGTATTTAAATTAGTAGCACCATATGTTTTTGATGGCTGATCTTTATACTTATAAAATAAATGATTGATAGAAAAATACGTTACAACTTGCAAACTGCCGTCAACATTCTTTAAATCATTGAATGTAAGTTCACTACCCAAAGCCGGCAAATAATCAGTATCACTATAAATTGCATTTAATGGTAATACGCTACCCGTGCTACTTCCAGATAATACAGTCCAAGATTTATATGCACGGAACGGATTAACCGTAACATCCGTTTTGTCTATTTTTTTAAAGACAGCTGGATATACGCCTTGATATATTTCTTGTTGTGTTATTCTTGATTCTGCCATTTCAGTAAAAACCCTGCTACATTTATAATAAATATAACAGGGCTTAAATCAGTGTATTATTTTAGAAATCTAATTTAACTCTTATAAGAGCTTCTCTTTGGAATGATTTCAATAATGGTTTAGACAATTTAGAAACTGCTAATAATTCTTGACGATCATTATATAATCCTACCGTAGTAATATATGTTTTAGGATCACCAACAAATGTTGATTGTGCTATTTGACCAACACTACCAGTTACATAAGATGGATTATTTGAGAAATTATATTCTGCATTTTTAATTCTTACAAAATAATGTGTGCTAGTAACTTTTTCTGAATTACGTGCTTGGAAACCAAATGGATCCGATGTTTCAGGATCGGTAAAGAAAGACGAACCAGAGATTGAAGCAAACAATACAAAATGATTATTACCTTCAACACTAGAACTTACATTTGTTCTAAATCCTAATTGTTGATCTAACATTTTTC